GACCCTGGAGATTGCTTTCTCTAGATCGTCGCTGGCGTAACATATGGCCCGCACCTTCAAAATTAGCGCACTGCTTTCGCGTGCCCGCCAGCGGACGGACCAGGAGAATTCCGACTTCGTCACAGATGCCGAGTTGAAAGGCATTCTGAGCACAGGATACGCGGAGCTCTACTCGATCTTGGTTGAGTCGGGGATGCGCTACTTTGAAAGCACAGAGGCAATCACTACGGACGGTAGCGCCACAACCTCGCTGCCGTCCGATTTCCTCGCAACCATCGGCGTAGACTACTGCCCCGGTTCATCGAACAGGCGCCAACTTGGCGAGCTCATGGCACAGGAGCGGAACATCTACGCCGGGGCGGGTGGAAGTGAGGCAACGGCCTACGCGATCGTAGGCCAGGACCTCACCCTCTACCCGACGCCCCCAAGTGGGCAATCCTACGAGCTGCTTTACATCCCGCAACCGCTCGACCTGAGCGAAGCCGACGACGACGACACGATCGACGTAGTGACGCCTGACGGGGAGGCGTTTCTCGACGCCTATCTGCAGGTTGAGATCTACAGCAAAGAATCAGACCACGACTCCGTGCGTGGAGCCATCGCCAAACGAGAGCGAGCCCGGGAGCGCGTCGAGTGGTGGTCTACGCAGCGAGCAATGTACGAGCACAGGCGGCCGGCCGTGTCTCACTTCGACCCGATGGGCGACGAGTACGGATACGGGGGCCGAGGGTTCGGTTTCTGGGACAGGTAGAAAATGGCGAACGAAATTACAATCAAATACTCGTTCTCGTTCACCAAGAACGGGCAAACGATGGACCCGTCCAACGGACTGCAGACGCTCCAGGTGGACGTGACCGGCGACAACTCGCTGCAGCACATCCAGAGCGTCGGCACCAGCGAGGAGGCCATTACCCTCGGCGACATCACCGTTGGCGGCTACTGCTTCTTCAAGAACCTTGACGCCACAAACTTTGTCGAAATTCGACAGGGCACTGGGGCCAGCGACCTCATCCGGCTAAACGCGGGCGACGTGGCGCTATTCCGAATCAGCCCCGACGCGACTGCACCCTATGCAATCGCAGACACGGCATCTTGTGATCTCCTGGTGGCGATGGTTGATCTCTAGGGAGCTATGCCCCTCGAGTTCAAAACCATGCAGTCCGCGAAAGTGGACGACCCCAAGACGGAGCGCGTGATCCGGGATCTACGCGAGGCAGTGAAGGAGCTGCAGACGCAGCTTCGGGCCATCGAGCTCCGGGTGGTGGCCCTCGAATAATGCCTTGGCCAACGGCACACATCCCGCTAGCTGCGGGGATGGATCAGAAGACGGACGCCCGCGCATTAGAGGCGCCGTCTTTGCCCGTTTGCAAAAACGCCGAGTTTGAAGAGATCGGCGGCACCCAGAAGCGTAAAACGTTCTCGACGATGCCTGGCCAGTCCAAGCCGGGGGATCATAGGCGCCTTGCTGTTGTGGAGAACGAACTCTTGCTTTTCACAAAGGGTAAGATTTACAGCTACGCAGCGGGCACGGACGAGTGGATCGAAAGAGACGATGCCCTTGCCCCATCCGTCGCCGAAGTTGACCTGCTTGCCACTACCGACGATCAGGGCAGGTGCGAGAGGGCCGAGCTTAATGGTGTTGTTCTCTTTGGGTGGCGCACTGGCAGCACGTCGGTCGGGTATCTGGCAGCCCTGGACGCCGAGACCGGTGCGCTCATCGCTGGGCCGCAACAGGTAACGGCTAGCGCTATCAGGATTGTTGCGCTCGAGGACAGGTTCGCCGTCTTCGTGCACGCATCTAACACGTTCTCAATCCGTATGATGCTGCCGTCCAATATTGACAGCTCGACAACCGGAGAAGGTATCGGCGGCGCCGCACAAGTCTCAGTTACCGCCGACGGCCCTATGGACGCTTGCAGAGTCCCCAATGAAGATAAGGCGCTGTATGCCTGTCGGGGTTTGGCTGGCGGTAATACGGACTACAGGGTGGGGGTGATCACCGGAGGAACATCTGGAGCCCCAACAGACACCAACTCAACCAAGACGCAAACCAGCCAAAGTGAGATCGGCGTTGCTGTTGCCCCTGACGGGCGCTACCTCGTCTGCCGCGACGGCTCCACAAGCCAGGTCGTCGAGGCGGATCTCTACACGGCAGCGCTGGCTGATGACACCGTAAACACTACCGTGATGACTGGGCACACCGGGGGCGTGGATACAATCGCCGTCGAGTACCGCACTGACACCGTCGGGGGCGAGTACGTTGCCGACGTCTTCGCTTCCGTAGACGAGGACGAGAGCGCAACTACTGGATACATTCAGCACAACACGATCGACACGGCCGGCACCATCGGGACGGAGGCAGAGCTTATGCCGAGCTCAAGCATTGCGTCTCGTGCTTTCAATTACGACGGAAGCGTCTATTTTTGGGCCGCCTTTGCGCAAGAGAACATTGCAGCAAGTAGCGTCTCACTGTCCTCGACATTCTCGGCTGCCCTACAGAATACGTATTTTCTCGTCAACGTCAGCGGCGAGGTCTTAGCCAAGGCCGTTACCTCAAACGCTTCAGGCTTCCGCGACGGACACCTGTCAACGGTCCAGAAACTCTCAAGCACCCGCTTCGCCTGGTGTGCTGGGAGGCGTAGACGCTATAGCGCAGCGGCTACCAGTTCGACGGAGTACGCAAACCGCTCACCCGTTGCAATTACGTTTGACATGGACTCAGATGAGGCCCGTCGGGTGGTTCAGCTAGGCCGCACTGGCTACGTGTCAGGCGGCCAGATTATGCAGTTTGACGGGCAGCATCTCGTCGAGGTCGGATTTCATATCTACCCGTGGGCGATCTCTGGGAGCATGGCGGGCTCGGGCGGAAGCCTGTCCTCGGGCGACTATACATATATTTCGACGTTGCGTTGGGACAACGGCCGGGGCGAGTTCGAGCGCTCCTCGACGGCGACATACGGAAGTATTACGGCAGCCGCAAACGACAAGGCAACGCTCAACGTTTCCCCGTCCCCGTTCACGCTCAAACAGGGCGCCGTGTCCGATCCGGCACAGGAGATCTGGCGCACCACTGTCAACCCAACAGCTGCCAGCGACTTCTATCTAGTCACGCAGATCCAACCAACAGCCACGAGCAACCCGAACCGCTATCTGGCCAACGACCCGGACGCGCAGCTGTCCGCGAACTTCGATGACGACGACGCGGATACTGCGATCGACGACAAGGAAGCGTACCCATACTCAGGCTCAGCACTGGGCAACATCGCGCCACCCCCCGCCACTGTTTTAGCCGTTGGGCAGGGCCGGGCATTTCTCGCAGGCGTTGCGGGATTCCCCCAGGCAATCTACTACTCAAAGGCGAGGGCAGACGGGGAGATCGTTGCATTCAACGATCAACTGCTTATTGACGTCCCGTCCGACGGTGGCCCCATAACCGGACTAGCGTTCCTTAATGAGACCCTCGTGGCCTTCTGCGAGCGTGGGATCTACATGCTCCCCGGCGAGGGCTACACCAACACTTTAGGCGGTCAGAATTATGGCCCGGCGAGGCTCATCAGCTCCGACGTCGGCGCCGACTCAGCCGAGAGTGTGGCAGTTATCCCCGAGGGCGTCATCTTCCGCAGTTTGAAAGGCTGGTACCTACTCGATCGTGGGTGGGGCGTCAAGTACATCGGCGGCAGCGTTTCCGACTACGACGACGAGACGATCGTTTCCGTCCTCGTGCTCGAGAGCCAGCATCAGGTCCGAATCGCCACCACGTCGCGCCTCCTCGTCTGGGACACGCTGACGCAGCAGTGGAGCGAATGGGACGAACCCGGAATCGTCGGTAGCGTCATTTGGCAGGGCAGGCACGTCATCGCCACCGACGACGACGTTCTGCAGCAGGACGACGAGACCGACTCGGCACAGTTTGCGCTCGACTTAGAAAGCTCTTGGATTAAGCCAAGCGGTTTGCAAGGGTTCGCACGGGGGCGTAAGCTATCCCTACTAGGAGAGCTCGTCAGTGATTGCCGCGTCCGGTTACGCATCGCCTACGACTACGACGAGGTGAACGGGGAGCCCAACTGGGTTGACGATAAGTCGTGGACCCCGAGCCCTGCAACGCTAGGCGGGCCGCTGCGTGTAAAGCACCGATTTTCCCGCCAGCGCTTTTCCGCTTTCAAGATTCGAATCACCGACGAGCATCCGACGCTCGACGGCGTACCCGCAGAGGGCGGCGCCTTCAAGCTGACCGGGCTTTCGCTGGAATACAAAGAA